CATCTGGTTCTTCGGGATCATCTGGAACTTCAGGTGCTGCAGGTGCTGCAGGAGCCGCAGGAACATCTGGTTCTTCAGGATCATCAGGGGCAGCTGGTTCTGGATTTAATACAATAAGTAATGCAAGCGGTAGCCGTGTGATAATATCGGATGGTACAACAAATGCAGCCACTGCATCTATAAATTTAACATTAACAAGTGGAATTCTAACAATTTCATCTAGTACAGCTGGATTACTTAATAGAAATTTAAATCTTATAAATAATTCAACTGGTAACGTAACTCGAAGCTTTGGTGTTGGTATTGATTTTGAATCAGAAACATCTACTGCCGAAAACACATCAGTTGGTTATTTAGATTATTATTGGACAGATCATACTAATGCAAACCAATGGGGACAGACTGAAATTTCATTAAAACGATCAGGTGGCGGTCCTCAACGATCGCATTTACTTGCACCTGGTGTTATAGGATCATTTTACTCACCACAATTTGTACCGGCAACTAATGCACAAGTTGGGGATTTTAATGGATCATATCCAGAGTACAAAATACACGCATCGGGAAGTACTACTGATACTAATCAAAGATCGTTAACATTTGCTTTACCAAACGCTCCACAAGTACTTATCATTCCTAATGATACAACATGGATGTTTAGTGCTTACGTTGTTGCAAGAAGACAAGATGCAGATAATGAAAGTGCAGCTTTTTGGATTGAAGGTGCTATATTTAACAATAATAATAATATTACATCTTTAGACCAACCAACAGTACGTCAAATTTTTGCACCAACCGCAGGGCAGGACTGGGTTGCTACCGTTGGAGTTAATGGTGGATTGGTAATAAATGTTCAAAATCCGTTTGAAACACTTAAAACTATTTATTGGAACGCAGTTATAAAAATTATTCAAGTGAGTGGATAGGAGTAATATTATGCCTTGGAAAACCGACCTATTTGGTGTAGATAGATTAAGTGAATTTAGTTCAAGTGCTGTTATAAGCACAGGAACTCTTACATTAAATTTAACAGGATCAACCACGTTTCTTGTATCATTAAATGGTGCAATAACAACATTTTCGGTAGGTGGTGTACCATCTGGATCAACCGCATTTACACTTATATTTACCGCAGACGGAACAGCTCGTTCAGTAACGTGGGGAACTGCCGTTACGTGGTCTGGTGGAACTGCACCAACTCTTACATCCACTGCAAATAAACAAGATGTATTTACGTTTCTAACTCTAAATGGTGGAACAAACTGGCTAGGATTCACAGGTGGACAAAATTATTGAGGTAATGAGTTATGCCGTTTATTAAACAAGTTGCCATATTTGCGAAAAAAGTTGTTGCTAGTGTTGTTTTGCCAAAAGTAGATGCTGGTAATACACACACTATTGTAGTTGATACAACTGGAAAATCTTTTGGTTGGGGCGGTAATACCGTAGGTCAAATTGGAGATAATTCGATAACACTAAGAGGTACACCGGTATCTGTTTTAGGTGCAGCAAAAACTTTCTGCAAAATTTCCAGTGGTAATCAATACACACTTGCCATAGATAAAAACGGAAGAGCTTGGGGCTGGGGATCTAATAACCTTGGACAAATTGGTGATAATTCATCATCCTCTAAAAGAACACCAGTATCTGTTCGAGGTGCAATAAAAACTTTCTGTCAGATTTCTGGTGGAGCCCAACACACACTTGCCATAGATAAAAATGGAAGAGCATGGGCATGGGGAAACAATTTCAACGGTCAACTTGGTGATAATTCAACACTAGAAAAAAATACACCAGTTTCTGTTCGAGGTGCAATAAAAACCTTCTGTCAAATAGCCGCAAGTCAGCATAGTAGCGCCATAGACAAAAACGGAAGAGCTTGGGGTTGGGGATTTAATTCCACTGGTCAATTGGGTGACAATTCAACAACTTCAAGATTAACACCAGTATCTGTTTTGGGTACAGTAAAAACCTTCTGTCAGATTTCCGTAGGAAATAATCATACAATTGTAATAGATAAAAATGGAAGAGCATGGGCTTGGGGATTTAATTTTGCCGGCCAACTTGGTGATAATTCATCAACACAAAGAAATACACCGGTATCAGTTCTAGGAGCAATAAAAACCTTCTGTAAAATTTCTGGTGCAGGTGCATCTTCATTTGCAATTGATAAAAATGGAAGAGCTTGGGCTTGGGGTGATAATGGATCCGGCCAACTTGGAGATAATTCCATAACATCGAGACGTACACCTGTTTCTGTTGCCGGAGCCGTCAAAACCTTTTGCGAAATTACAGGAGGTGGTTCTCACACTGTTGCAGTTGATAAAGATGGAAGAGTATGGGCATGGGGTGATACATCAAGTAATCAGTTAGGTAACAATACATCACTATCAAAATGTACACCAGTTTCTGTTCTCGGTGCGGCAAAAACTTTCTGTAAAATTGAATCTAATGGTTCTCATACAATTGTTATAGATCGAAATGGTAGAATATGGTCATGGGGTGGGAATGGTATTTTTCAATTGGGAGATAATACAAATATAGCAAAAAAAACTCCGGTATCAGTTGCTGGTGCAGTAAAAACATTTTGTGAAATTTCAACAGGAGCTTCACATACACTTGCCATAGATAAAAATGGAAGAGCATGGGCATGGGGATCAAATGGATACGGCGCGGTTGGTGACAATAATTTCAGTACTAGAGCTACACCAGTATCTGTTCTTGGCACAACAAAAACTTTCTGTAAAATTGCGGGCGGCACCGATCATTCAGTTGCAATAGATAAAAATGGAAGATTGTGGTCATGGGGTAGAAATATAGAGGGTCAACTTGGTGACAATACAACAGTATCTAAAAGAACACCGGTATCTGTTTTAGGTGCAGCAAAAACTTTCTGTAAAATTTCTGCAGCTGCATTCCACAGCGTTGCTATAGATAGATATTCACAAGTTTGGTCATGGGGATCTAACAGTAGTGGACAACTTGGTAATAATTCAACAACAGATGCACTAACTCCTGTATCAATTCTTGGCGTAACAAAAGTGTTCTGTGAAATTACATCAGGAGATCGTTACAGTGCCGGTATAGATAATCTTGGTAGGGTTTGGTCGTGGGGACTCAATGATAATGGACAATTAGGTGACAACTCAACAACAAATCAATGTACACCCGTAGCTATTCTGGGAACAACAAAAACCTTTTGCAAAATATCCGCAGGTCAATGCCATACCGTTGCAATAGACAAAAATGGAAGAGTGTGGGCATGGGGAAGAAACTCCGTTGGCCAGCTGGGCGATAATTCGGTAACACAGAGAAATACACCAGTATCTGTTGCTGGTGCAGTAAAAACCTTTTGTCAAATTGCAGCGGGTAATGTTCATACAATAGCAATCGATAAAAATGGAAGATCGTGGGCTTGGGGAAACAATACGAATCTCGAATTAGGAATAAATGAAGGCGGCACAATACTTACCCCAGTGCGAGTTTGTAATTTGTAATTACCAATAAAATTAGTATATTAATAAGTTATGTTTCATTTTGAGAATAAATAGGTTATGAAAAAATCAGATTACTTGGTATTGACGATTTCCATCGGAGACCACTATAAGAAAGTTGCCGAACTTTCTCTTCCTTCAATAAAGGCATATGCAAAAAAGATAGGTGCCGACTTTCTGAATATTGATGAATTTAACAAATACTACATTACACAAAAGTGGAACAAGTTTCATATCCACGAGTTGTTGAATAAATACAAACGAATTATTTACTTGGATATTGATATTCTTATTCGTGAAGATACACCAAACCTTTTTGAAGTAGTACCAGAAAACAAACTTGGTATGTTCAACGAAGGGAGATATGCACCAAGATACGAGTATCTTGAACAGGCATCAGAGTACTATGGGGAACCACTAAAACATTGGGAAGGACCATTCTATAATTCAGGTGTGATGGTTATTTCAAGAATTCACAAACCAATCTTCAAATTACCGAAGGGGATTGATTTTGTAGAAACAGATCAACCTTATATCAATCTTCGTATTCTAAACGATAGTGTTGATATGTTTGATTTGGATTACAAGTTTAATCGAATGGATCTTTTGGATAAGTTCTGTGGTATATCACGTTTAGATTCTTACATTGTTCATTACGCCGGTGCACCAGAACAGATGCAATTGGAAGTAATGAAGAAAGACATCGAACAATGGAAACAAGATTCACCGAAGTATGAATATAAGAGAAATATTCTTATATCAGTTACCGCAGGCATGGGCGATCAGCTTTGTGCAGAACCTGCAATCAGATATACACAGAAAATGTATCCCGATGCGAACATTCACGTTGTAACACATTTTCCTCGTTTATTTGATCACCTTTCATGTCCTGTTTACAATTACGATCAATGGAAAGGTATCAATGATGCGCTCATAACAATGCATAGTTGTCCTGATATTGGTCAGGCAGAACACAAGATGTCTCACGTTCTTTTCCATCCGACGGACTTTGCTTCGATGTCAATGATTAGACGAACAATTCCAAATAATGAAAAAACAATCAAGTTGAAGTTGGAAGCCGACGATACAATGTCAGTTCTGAATATGTTGGAAGGTAAGAAGAAAGATAAACCAACATTGGTTGTTCATGCAGGAAAGTGGTGGCCATCAAAAACACTTCCACAAGATTGGTGGCAACAAATTGTAAACAAATTAGCTGAAAAATTAACAGTGGTTCTTATCGGTAAAACAATTGACGAAAAACAAGGTTATCTTCCAATTCAATGTCCAAAAGATGGAATCGACCTCAGAGATCTAACAACATTAGGTGAATTATTCTCTCTCATCTCACTATCCCGTTGTCTTCTTACCAACGATTCTTCACCACTTCATATTGCCGGTGCATTCGATAACTGGATTGTCACTATACCAACGTGTAAACACGAAGATCACATTCTTCCTTTCCGTAATGGGACACAATACTATAAGACAAAGGCACTTCGTAAGGGATTACTTCTTGATGACTTAGAAATTCGTCACACGGAGTTTTATACCGATACAATTGATCTAATTCCAGAAGGAAAGACCCTATACGATTACATTCCAGAAGTTGACGAAGTTGTAAAGGAGGTGTTTGACATTTATGATAACAACCTCTAATAAATTCGAGTCATACCGACCACTTATGAATGAGTGGGAGTATAAGTTCATTGAGAAATTTCTAACTCCCGATGATGTTCTTCTTGAATGGGGAAGTGGTAATTCAACACTTTACTGGTCGGGTATCGTTTCAAAGGTAATCTCAATTGAACATGATATTGATTGGATAAACTCGCTGGGTAAGGTGATAGATGCCTATGATGTCAGGAATATTGAACTACATCATATAGCCGCTCATTCACCAAATCCAATTCCATGTAGATACGAACAATTCAAGGATTACATCAATTATCCAAAAGAAAAAGGGTTGAAGTTTACAAAAATCCTTATTGATGGTAGAGCAAGAAAATATTGTGCAAAATCAATTTGGGAAGTCATAGATGAGAACGTGATTATTTTTATTCATGATTTCAACAGACCCGACTATCAGATGACTCTAAAATACTATGACCTTGTTGATGTAAATTGGCGTGGTCAAGGTATTGCTGCCTTACGAAAAAAGAAAGAGGTTGTAGAAGACGGATCATATTATTGATGGTAATCTAAGAAGAGACATATTTATAGGATATGTCTCTTTTTGTTTATGAGGTATTTCAAGTGGATTATATATTAGTTGAAAATGGTGAAGTAAAAGGATACCCACAACCATTGCCAAGAAATTGGGCCGATGTTTCTAACTTTTATCTTTTAGAAGATGAACAAGTTCGTTCATATGGTTGGTTTCCTGTTCGATTTGTTCCTGCACAGAAAACTGATAATGATGTTGTGACAGGTCAATCCTTTGTTATAGAAGGAAATGAAGTTGTTCAATATGAACAAATAAGACCAAAAACAGAATCAGAAATTGCAGAAGAAACAAATCAAAAGTGGGAAAACATCAGAAATGAACGGAACAGATTACTTCTAGAATCCGATTGGACACAACTTCCAGATTCACCACTATCATCGGAAAAGAAAACTGAATGGTCATTTTATCGTCAAGAACTCAGAGATATAACTTCACAATCAGATCCAAACAACATTATTTGGCCATCTAAACCATTATAATATGAAACTTATAGAACAAATAGTAAACGAAATAAAACTTCAAATTTTCAATGAAGTTGAAAAAAGTGATAAGACAATAATCGCTATTTATCCGGGTCGATTTCAACCGATGGGTGCTCATCATAAAGCTTCTTATGACTGGTTAGCCAAACAATTTGGTGAAAAGAATACATACATCGTCACCTCTGATAAAACAGATCCACAGCGTTCTCCGTTTAACTTCAAGGAAAAGAAGTCAATAATAAACAAACACGGTATAAAGAACATTGTTAAAGTTATTAATCCATACAATCCACAAGAACTTCTTAAAAAGTTTGATCCAAAGAAGACAGTGGTTGTGTATATGATTGGTGAAAAAGATGCTGGTAGATTGAGTAGTTATAAACGATTGATGAAATACAACAAAACAACATCGGTTGCATATAAAGATTTAGAAAATCCATATGCATATTATATCTATGCACCGCACGTATCATATAAAATACCATCATTCGGTGAAATGTCAGGAACTAATATTCGTAAGGCATTGGGTGATAGAAGTGCAAAATTATCAGAACTAAAATCAAGATTCAAATCTATAATGGGGTGGTTTGATCCAGAAATATTTAACATGGTTGTTTCAAAAATGAATACAAATCGTGGCAAACTTAGAAAAGAATCCGAGGCACTCCCAATAGTAAAACGTGAGTTTTGGGATAAGGTATTTGAAGAAGTTCTAAAAGAAGATACTGTTATTTGTGAAGAGTGTGGTGAGTCCATGAAACAAATACAATATCGTCATCTTAAATATAAGCATAACATGACAATAGAAGAATACACTAAAAAATATCCTAATTCTAAATTGGTAAGTGAGAGTGCAAAAAATTATGGACAAAAAAATCCAATGAATTTACCAGGTGTTCGAGAAAAACATATTACAAAAATGAACACGCCGGAACTTAAAGAAGTTTTTTCAAAAAATGCAAAAAATAGAGTAGTAAAAGAAGAAACACGATTAAAGTGCTCTAAAAATAATTCAATGAATGATCCAGAAAATAGAAAAAAAGTATCTGAAAAATTAAAAGAAACTTACTCAAATAATCCAGATCTCATAGAAGTCAGAAGAGATGCTTTTAAAAAGATAAGAAATAGTGAAGAATACAAAAAAAGAATGATTGAATTGGGTTATTGGAGAAATGAAGAAGACATTCCAAAATTTGAATCGTATAGAAACGAAGTTCGAGAATTAACTGAAAATACTTATCAGAAATATTTCAATGAAATATCCAATGCAAAACTTCGTAGCCGAGAAAATCATCTCGACCATAAGATTTCTATTGCATTTGGGTTTAAAAACGGAATATCTCCTGAAATAATATCACATCACTCAAACTTGGAAGTGATACCAAGACATATCAATGAGAGTAAATTTACCAAAAATTCAATATCTCCTGAAAAATTATATGAACTGATAAATAATTCTTCAAATAAAATAGACGCACGTCAATTACTTATGTGCGGTGGAGTTGCAGGACACATGACTCATCCATTTGAAGATATGGGTCTTACGTTCGGTGATCTAAAAGAGATGTTCAAACTTGGTTTATCGGGTGAAATTTCAATCAGTGGAAATCCAACTGAAAAGTTAGACGGACAAAATTTGTTTGTAACATTCAGAAATGGTAAACTATATGCTGCCAGAAACAAGGGAGACATAAAATCTGGTGGTATGGACTACAAGTCAATAAAGACAAAATTTGCAGGTCGTGGTGATATTGAAGAGGCATTCACATATGCATTTGAAGATTTAGAAAGTGCAGTTAAAAAACTAACTGAAAAACAACAGGGTATGATTTTCAAAGATGGAACTGCGTGGATGAATCTTGAAATTATGTACCCAAAGAGTGCAAACGTCATAAATTATGATGGTGCATATCTTGTTTTTCACGGAGTTTCTTTGTATAATAAAGATGGTGAAAAAGTTAAAGATTACAATGACTATGCAAAAGTTTTGGCAGGAATGATCCGTCAGGTAAATCAAGATACACAAAAGACATTCAGTATTGCAAAACCAAAAGTTTTGAATATTGCCAAAACAAAGAATTATAGAGAACGATTGAAATACTTTACATCAAAAATTACAGAGTTACAAAAACAAATGAATTGTAAAGATTCAGATACACTTGGAATGTGGCATCAACGTTGGTGGGAAAAATACATCAATAAAAATGCAGAACGTCTTGGTGTTAAAGTAGAAGATTCTGTGATGAACGGTCTTGTTAAAAGATGGGCATTCTATGATAAATCGTTTTCACTAAACTCTAAAAACATAGAAAACCCAGAGTTACTTTCTTGGGCAAAACAAGTAGATTCAACAACGTTAAAAGATCAATTGAAGAAAAACATAAAACCATTCGAAACACTCGTACTAAGATTTGGTGCAGAGATACTAAAAAATGTCAGTGATGTAATGGCTTTGAATCCAGAAAAAACAACTGAGAAGATACGAAGTGATGTTAAGATGGCAATTGATAAACTTTCAAAATCCAATGATGTAAAGGATCTTGAAGTTCTTAAAACACAATTAAGTCGAATAAAAGCCGCTGGTGGTATGAAATCAATCGTCCCACTCGAAGGTATTGTATTCAACTTTAAGGGTAAGACGTATAAATTAACAGGTGCATTTGCACCAATCAATCAATTACTCGGTTATTTCAAATTCGGGTAATAGTTATAGATATAGTTTCATTTAATTTGGTGGTATATGTCAGATATTAAAATAGATAGTGTTCAAGATGTTAAAGATATTCTTGCAGGAAAACACGAGGCACAAAATAAACTTCAAGTTGGATATGTTCCAAAAGAAGAACCAAAGGTTACACGATCAGTCGGTGAAAAGTGGTTTGATTCAGATGGAAACGAGTGGGAACAAAAGGAAGGATATTCAGTAAAACTTGGAAAACAATGGCAACAGGAACTACATGAGTATTTAAACACATTTCCAAATTGCCAAAAAGAATTTTGTACTTGTAGTATGCCTAAGAGATTAGATGAAAAAATGAAAGCTATACATGGAATGTGTTTTGACTGTGTAATTGAGATGGAACATAAGATTAAGTTGGAAAAGAAATGGGACGAGTACGAAAAGGAAAAGTTGAGACAAAACGCATTATCATGGTTGAAAGAAGCTGAAAGAGATAAAAATCTAATAGCTGAAGAACTATCAAAGGTTGAATTTGCAAACTCATTTGGTGATTCTGAAAAATGGGACACTGGTGTGAGTAAGGAACAAATTTTACAAAAGATAGAAGAAGAATTTGAAAACTTCCGCAAGGACTTTATCGAGAAATTAGAAAAAGAACTTAGCGGTGAAATTGGAGAAGAGGTTGAACCGAGTGAAAATAATTCGTGAAATATTTAGTGGCGTTGGTGGTGGTGTATCATCTAAACGAACCATGACATTTTTATCTTTTCTTGTGATGTTATTGATTGCATGGGCAAGTATATTTATGGGAAGAGAAATCCAACAGTTCATTTTTGAAGGATTCATGTGGATTGTTTTAGGTGGATTATTTTCAGTTGCCTCTGAGCAATTTGGTCAAAAGTTTGGATCACCGAAAGAAACAGAAGAAGTTTCTGATGAACCTTACAACCGTTGGGAAGAAGAAACACCAAGACGTAGGAGACGTAAATGAGTATTGTAATTGAAAGATCGGTTCCAACAAATAAGAAACTTTATAGTAGTGTTAAATCACGTATAAAGAAAAAGTTCAAAGTGTGGCCATCCGCATATGCATCAGCCGCTCTTGTAAAGGCATACAAAGCTGCCGGTGGTGGGTATCGTAATGAATCTGTTACGATTGAGAATCCCGTTTATCGTCTTGAAGGGTACAGTACAAATAGCTGCGGCAAAATAACAGAACTTCATTTTGGTATTCAAGAGGCAGGCACACAAGTTTTAGGTGAAGCAGAATACCGTGGACGTAAGGTATCGTTGGGTAAACCATTCAGAACCGCTGGTGGTCCAAAGAAGTTTGCTGTTTATGTGAAGAACCCAAAGGGTAATGTTGTAAAAGTAAACTTCGGTCATAAAGGTGAAGGTGGTAAGAAGACCATGAAGATTAAAAAATCAAATGCAGCAAGACGTAGATCATTCCGTGCAAGGCATAAATGTCATACTGCAAAAGATAGAACAACACCAAGATACTGGTCTTGTAGATTCGGATGGCCTTCGAGTGGTAAGGGTGCAATAGATAAGACATAAACATGAATGTTGAGTTATTTAAATCACTGTTACGTCCATATTGGAACACTTGGTCTGTAAATAATTTAGACGATGCTGCTGATAAAATAGCAACAGCGTATGACTTATCAAACATTGCAAGTAGTGGTCCTATCTTTGGTGCAAAACTTATAAAAGGCGATAAACAAACTTTAAAGAAGTTTTTATCTGATGGTCTTAAAGTAAATTTTGGACTAAAAGCAAAACCCCCAGGTATAACACCTGGATTTACATTGATGGCAACTGGATTTTGTATGTATTGGGTGGGTTCAACATTTACACCACTTCCACCTATGCCACCTATGGTTGCGCCAACAACCGGTTGTCAAGTCCTCTTCCCCGGCATTCCGGTTGGTTTTGACATGGAATTGAAAAAAACATTCGAAAATACAAATGTAGAACAGGCATTATCTGCTCTTGCTAATTCACTTGTAAAACATCAATTAACAGTCATGGGAATTTATAGTGGACTTGTTCCAGGTGTCCCCTCACCAATTCCATTAGTATTGCCATGGAATTCTATGTTAAGTATGCCAGCAATACCATTTCCAAATATAAATTTGGGTGGAGGTGAATCTCCTGATGGTGGTGCTGGAACAAGCGGAACAAGCGGAACAAGTGGGACTAGTGGAACAAGTGGTAAAGATCAAGATGGAAACGATATTGCAACCGTCAACGCATTAAACGATGCAGTTGCGAAAGCAGAAGCCGATGCAGTTGGTCAAACACAAGACAAAGTAAATGCCGCGATAGAAAATCTTAAAAAGTTAATAAATGACGCACTTGCATCTGGAAAGATAATACCGAGAAAGGCAAATGAACTTTTAGCAAGAGTCAACAATATAGTTTCTGGATTAGCTGATCCTTGTTTTGATGCATCAACTGGATTTGATGTTTGCCCAGATAATAAATTCATAGAATATGTAAATGTTGGTTCGGACGGAAATCTAAGACCAATAGATCAAATTTACATAAATCAAGATTCAGAAACTCAAGAATTTTTTGCAAATATAATACGTCAAAAACTTTCACAGAACAGATTTAAACCAAATCTTATTGTTGACTCACGTCAAAGAACTCAAAATAGATTTGAACCTGGTTATAGAAATAGTTACTTGAATATAAAAATAGAATTACGTGAACAGGTAATACGAAGAATAGACGGAACAGATGAATATCAGTTTTACATAACATTAGATATGCAAAATGATGGTTTATTTCCATTCTGGGATCGTACACAAGTTAGATTCGTAGATGCACCAAATGATATAGGTTTACCAAAAAACATCTTTACATTTAGAGATCCAATTGAAAGTAACAATTCAATATGGGCTGGTCCACCTTTCAATATAACTTCACCAAAGCAACGTGGGTTTGAAATAATGAGAGGACCATTTGAACAGATATTAGATCAAAAGATCACGGAATTTAATCAATATATAGACAGATGGTTCAATGGAAGACTTCGTAAAAAGTTACAAACAATAGACTTGTATTTAACAACAGAACCAAGAGAAGATTTTAATCCATTTGGTAATCAAGTTTTCACTAAAATGAATAGATTTGTTAAATTACCTTAAGTTTAGTATATTTATCTGTATGACACCATGTCAAGAACATATTGCCCGTTTAGTTATACGTGAATACGTTAAAGGCTATCTTATGGAAGGAAAGAAACCTTCTGGTGGTCTTCGTAAGTGGTTTAAAGAAAAATGGGTAGACATTAGTAGAAAAACAAAGTCAGGTGGTCATCCTCCATGTGGTGCATCCGCTGGTACAAAAGCTAGAAAAGGTGGTAAACGTGCCTATCCAAAATGTGTACCTGCATCAAAAGCATCGGGTATGAGTAAAAAACAAAAAAGAAGTGCAGTTACGAGAAAACGTAAGAAAGGAGCTACTGGTCGTGGCAAAGCAAAAATGGTTTCAACTTATCCAAAGAAATAATCCAACCCTACATTGGATTATCGAGATAGTAAAGACAAAACAGTTTATTTTTTTGTTGGGTATAATAATCGGTACAATCGGTTTGTCTTTGTATGACAAATACCAAAATGAATTGTTCCTTGCAAAAAATCAAAGAATTATAGATAGTTTAAACGTTGAAATCTCTGTTAAGAATAGAGAAAATGATGTACTAACTACAAAGGCAAATGAACTAGATTCCCTTTTAGAGAATCAGACGAGTGATGTAACAAACATCATAAATAACTTCCCGTCTCAACAAAGACCAGAAATAAAGAGTTCAGATTCTGCCGCTAAGTTTATTTTTGACTTCATAAGGAAATGATATGAAAATGTTATGGATATTAATGATGATCTTATGTTCATCAGTCGCATACGGACAGAAAGACTCTGTTATGTGTTTATCAAAACCAGAAATTTTAATCCTTGCAAATAGAATTCAATTACTACAAGACTCTTCCAAATATAAGTCATCAATTATTTCAGCACAAGATAGATTGATAGGTACATATTCTGATAGAATTAGTTTATTCGAACAACAACTAATTAATCGTGAACAAACACTTGATTTAGTAAACAGACAAAATGATCAACTAAAAAGACAAGTTGAACAATTAACACCAAAATGGTATGACGATAATCGTCTTTGGTTCGGTGCTGGTGTTTTAACAACAGTTATAGTTTTTATAGCAACTCGATGAGTCATAACATAAGAGACATAATAAAACAAGAGTATGTAAAGTGTGCATCCGATCCGGTATACTTTATGAAAAAGTATGCCAAGATTCAACACCCTGTTCGTGGTAAAATTCTATTTGAACTATGGAACTTTCAGGAAGACGTACTTCGTGATTTCCAAGATCACAGATATAACATTTGTTTGAAGTCACGTCAGTTAGGTATATCTACTCTTATTGCTGGTTATTCTCTTTGGTTGATGTTATTTCAAACAGACCAAAACATCCTCGTTATTGCTACAAAACAAGAAACTGCAAAGAACCTTGTAACAAAGGTTAGAGTTATGTATGATAATCTTCCATCATGGTTAAAAACCTCTGTAATTGAAGATAACAAATTGTCACTTCGTTTCAAGAATGGTTCACAGATAAAGGCTGTATCTGCCGCAGCTGATGCTGCTCGTTCGGAAGCTCTTTCACTTCTTATTATTGACGAGGGAGCCTTCATTGATAACATCGAGGAAATTTGGGCCTCTGCACAGTCTACAATCAACACTGGTGGTTCTGCAATTATCAACTCGACTCCTAACGGGGTTGGTAATTTTTATCACAAACAGTGGGTCAACGCAAAGACTGGTAGAAGTGCATTTAATCCAATCTTCCTTCATTGGACAGTTCACCCTGAACGTGACCAAGCTTGGAGAGACCAACAAGACATCATTCTTGGTCCGGCACTTGCTGCCCAAGAGTGTGATGGTGACTTCCTTTCATCTGGTCATTCTGTTGTTGATGGTAATATCATCGACTGGTATCAGAAAACGTATATAACGGAACCAAGAGAGAAGAGAGGTGCCGAAGGTGCTCTTTGGATATGGGATGATCCCGATCCTAATAAATCTTACATGATTTCTGCTGACGTAGCCCGTGGAGATGGTAAGGACTTTTCTACATTTCATGTTATAGACATTGAAAATGTAGAACAAGTTGCAGAGTATCAGGGTAAGTTAGATACAAAGTCTTTTGGTAATCTTCTTGTATCTATTGCAACGGAATACAATGATGCCTTACTTGTAGTTGAAAATGCAAACATTGGTTGGGCAGTTATTCAACAGATAATTGACCGAGGTTATCCAAATCTTTACTATACTTACAAAGAAGATGGTTATACTGATCCATCTGTACATATTCCAAAAGGGTATGATATTAAAGATAAGTCACAAATGGTTCCTGGATTTACAAACAGCTCAAAGACAAGACCACTACTTGTTTCAAAGTACGAGATGTATTTCAGAGAACGAGTTCCAATTATAAAGTCAAATCGTCTTGCAGAAGAAATGTTTGTATTCATTTGGACAGGTGGTAGAGCGGAAGCACAAAGTGGGTATAATGACGATTTGGTAATGTCATTTGCAATTGGATTATGGGTACGTGATACTGCCTTGAAACTACGTCAAGAAGGTATGGCTAAAACAAAATTAGCATTAGATTATATGAAAAAATCAACACAGGTATATAATTCAGCAAATGCAATTGATGCAAAGAAACAATCTGGTTGGTCAATGGATGCAGGTGTAAATAAACCGAATGAAGATTTAACTTGGCTCCTATAAATTGAGGTTATATTCAATTAGTAGATATTTATATTTATCGTGTAGTAATAAACAAACAGGTAACAAATGGCACAGAAGTCAATTTTCGATAGATTAAAAACCCTCTTTTCAACTAACGTTATCGTAAGAAACGTTGGTGGAAAGAAGTTACGAGTAGTAGATACTGCGCGTTATCAAGCCGATGGTAATCCACACACGTCAAAAGTAATTGACAGATACGGTAGGTTACACGGAACCCGTGGAACCCCTATCTCTGTTTATAATCAGTATAACTCATTCTCTGCAACAAAGATTGACCTTTACACAGACTATGAGGCAATGGACACAGATGCCATTATATCATCTGCACTTGACATCTATTCAGATGAATCTACGTTGAAGAATGACATTGGTAATGTTCTTACTATCAAAACAGATAATGATAACATCCGTAAAATTCTTCAAAACTTGTTTTACGATATTCTGAACATTGAATATAATCTATGGCCTTGGGTTCGTAATCTTTGTAAGTACGGAGATCACTACCTCTACTTGGATATTAAAGACGGTCTCGGTGTAACAAACGTTGTTCCACTTTCACCGTATGAAATGCAACGTGATGAAGGAACAGACCCCGAACATATTTACATGACCAAGTTTATCTATGAAGGTCCACTTGGTAAAGGTGAGTTCCAGAATTATGAAATTGCTCACTTCCGATTGATTGGTGATACAAACTTCTTACCTTATGGTAAGTCGATGTTAGAAGGTGCTCGTAAACTTTACAAGCAACTTGTTCTTATGGAAGACGCGATGTTGATTCACCGTATCATGAGAGCCCCTGAAAAGCGTATCTTCAAGATTGATATTGGTAACATCCCACCAGCGGAAGTTGACCAGTATATGCAAAACATCATGAATCAAATGAAGAAAACACCTGTGGTAAACGAACAAACAGGGCAGTACAATCTTCGTTATAATATGCAAAACATCTTGGAAGACTTCTATCTTCCTGTTCGTGGTGGTCAAGCTGGAACTGCAATCGAAACACTACCTGGACTTCAATATCAAGCAATTGAAGACGTTGAATACTTAAAGGGTAAGATATTTGCAGCTCTTAAAATTCCAAAGGCATTCCTTGGCTATGACGAAGGTTTAGAAGGAAAGGCAACTCTTGCAGCCCTCGATATTCGTTTTGCAAGAACAATTGAAAGAATCCAACGTATTGTTGTTTCAGAGTTGACAAAGATTGCAATCGCACACTTATATGCTCAGGGATATGAGAATGCGGATCTTGTTAATTTCGAATTAAGTCTAACTGGTCCTTCTATTGTATATGAACAAGAAAAAATCGCACTTATGAAGGAACGTGTAGATTTGTCAAACTCCTTGATCGAAGCGAAACTTCTTTCACTGAAGTATATCTACAAGAACATCTTCAATCTTTCAGATGACGAAGCAGAATTTGAACGTAATGAGGTTATTGAGGATCTTAAGTTGAAATTCCGTCAAGCTCAAATTGAGAGTGAAGGAAACGATCCGGCGATCACCAAGGAATCATTTGGTACACCACATGATTTAGCTACAATGAATTTAAGTGGTGGTAAAAACGTAAGAAAACTAAATGATGTAGAAGTTCCAGAAGGTGGATGGCCAGGAGCAGGAAGACCACCTGAACACGGTTCAACATATGGAACTGATAATAGTCCATTTGGTAGAGATCCTATTGGTAAAAAAGATATTTCAAAATCTATGTCATTGGATAAGAAAATATCTCATAATTATAAGGGTGGATCACCGCTTGCCTTAGAGGGTCAAGAACTTTCGAGAGACATGGAAAAGATGATTCAAAGTATGAGCGGAATTAAAGTAAAGACAAAATCTATCATATCTGAAAGTTTGAAGAAACGTGAAGAGAAAAAAGATGAGTCATCTTTACTTGATGAGAATGTTTTATTGGAAGAATTATAAGTTAGACCATATTTATCTTATGAATGGAGAATTAACGGGTAAACAATATGAAGAAAATAAAACACTCAAAATTTAAAAACACAGGTATGTTATTTGAGCTTTTAGTTCGCCAAATAACATCGGACATCATATCCGCAAACGAATCTGTGGCAACGGTAATCCTTAAAAAGTTCTTTAGTAAGAATACAGAACTGAATAAGGAGTATGCCCTTTACAAGACTTTATCGGAAGAAAGATTTTCATCTGACGGAAAAGCAGGTATGTTGGTTGATGCCGTCATTCGTGCTAAGAAGGGTATAAACAAGAAAAAGTTGAGTGAAGAAAAATATGAACTTATAAAGACAATCAAAGAAAACTTCGAACTCGATTCATTCTTCCAAACAAAAGTACAGAACTATAAACTTTTGGCATCTATCTATAAGATACTTGAATACACAGAACTCGATAGTCCTACTGAAATTACCCGTTCAAAAATAACAATTATCGAGAACATGACATCAGAAAATCGTTCTAGATTAAATGAAGGATCGATTGATTTGTCAGAAGAGCCAAAAGAAATTCGTCTTATGTCATATAAGATTCTTGTTGAAAAATTCAATACAAAGTATGAAAATCTTTCTTCAAACCAAAAGAACTTACTTCGTGAATACATTCAAAATGTAAGTACAACGAATAACTTGAAGACATTCATTCAAAAAGAATCACAAGACATAAAGAAACTTTTGGAATCAAGAATAAAGAATGTAAAAGATAAGACACTTAAAATTAAACTAAACGAAGTTGTGGGACTTTTAGACCAATATAAGAGTATGAAAAACGTAGAAGAAAGTCATGTTACAGCTTTACTTCGTTACTACGATTTGATAAATGATTTAGACGGAGTTAAATAATGCCAATACAACCATACGATTATCCAGTATCACAACTAAATGACTTTGAAAGATTAGGTCATCCTGGTAGATTTCATCAATCAATTAGTTGTGGAAGTGGAACAACTGTTTTTACTTCTTCAAACTTCGGAGTTGGTGGTATAATTGTTCCATCTGGTACAACTGGAACGGCATCTCTTTCACTCGGTGGTGTAATACCACTTAGTGTTCTTGCAGCCGGCGGTGCTCGTATATATGAATTATCATTATCTAGCGTAAAGGTAGATAGTGGAACAGTTTATGTATTAATTCGTAACCAGACTATAAGATAATATGAACGTAGAATCATTTATACGGAAACTTAAAGAATCAGAAGCTTTTAAGAGTTTCAAAGATGAGATGCATGAGACAAGTACAACTGGTGGTGTTGATGGTTACCAAACACCAAAAGCTTTCTCACCTGAATCTGGTGAAGCTAAAGAAAAGTTTGATGCTCAAACAAAAGATAATGCAGAGCAGTTTGGTTACAAGATGGCTCCTAAACAAAAAAGAAAGCATTCTATTACATACAAACAGTATGCTCAACAAGAGTCATTATACAAACAAGCAATGTCTGCATTACACGAAGCGACTTACAAGTCATATAGAACAGACGAAACAAGAACAACAAATCAAAAGATAAACCAATCAATCAAAGAACTTAACCGTGCCATTTATGAAATTGAGAGAGTAGTTAGCCATGCTACTCGTCTAAAAACAGAAATGGGTGTAGATCAAAGAACTCTTTGGTCTTCTTCACATAAAAGGTTACACAAGATTGGTGAGAGATTGAACCGTATTTCAAAACGAATTAATGAGTTGGGTGCTTAAAATGAAACAATTACTTGTAGATACAATGCTTTTCAGTGTGACTCCAAAACAAATGAACGAGTCAAAGATGCAGAATAATGGTAAAGTTATTGTTTCGGGTGTCCTTCAACGTGCAGAGGCAAAAAATCAAAATGGTCGTGTTTATCCAAAAGAAATCCTTGTACGTGAAGTAAAGAAGTATCAAGATAATCAAATTAAGGAAAACAGAGCTCTTGGTGAATTAGATCATCCAGACTCTTCTGTAATTAACCTCCGTAACGTTTCACACAACGTATTAGAAGTTAAGTGGAATGGTAACGATTTAGTTGGTAAAGTTGAGATTCTCCCAACACCATCTGGTAATATTTTGAAAGAACTTCTTGGTGCAGGAATTCGTCTTGGTATATCATCAAGAGGACTTGGTTCGGTTAAAGAAATAAATGAAAACACTGTTGAAGTTCAAGATGACTTTGAATTAATTGGTTGGGACTTTGTATCAAATCCTTCCACACACGGTGCATTTATGTACCCTGCTGGTGGTGGTGAAGTTGTTGGTGAAGGTTTAATCAAAGAAGGTGTTAATAAGAGATCAGTTAAGAAAGTGGATTCAAAAACACAACGTATTCATGAAAACATCACCAGAATCATTTGTGAAATTGGTGACGTGTGTGAATGTTTATTTGAAGGGAGATAAAAAATGCCGGCATTAAGTCAAAAGCAACAGAAATTTATGGGACTTGTTCTTGCCTACAAACGTGGGGAAGTTCCTGCTTCAAAAGTAAGTAAGAACGTAAAACAAGTAGCTGATTCTATGTCTGAAAAAGAACTTGAAAAGTATGCTGGGACAAAACATAAAGGTCTTCCAAAGAAAGTAGAATCAGTAAAGATTCCAGTTTCTGAATTAAAGAGTATCATAAAGAAGAGTGTTAAAGAAGTTATGACACCAAATGAAGCTGTTGAAAAGGTAAACCCAAAGACAGAAGAAGAACCACTTCTTACACCAGAACAAAAGAAGCAATTTATTGAGTCAGTTTCAAGATTCAACGAATACGGTGATGCGATTTATCGTGGTAACAATCTTAAAGAAGCTTACAAGAATATCAAGAAGGTCGTTGAGTTTGCTTCAAAGCACATCACAGAACAATCTGGTGATTGGTTTGATACAGTTACACTTGGAAGACATTCAAAGAAGCTTAAAGAATCTATGAAGATTTTTGAAAAAACAACAGCCGAGATGATTAAGTTACAACAAAGATTGGAAAGTACATACGAAGATATGGGACAAACACTCGGTAAGTACTACGAAATAAAAGAAAAAGATAAACAATAAGAAAGAAACAGTTATGTCAGACAATGTTTACAGCAACAGACCAAAGACAGCACACGTCAAGGTAAAAGGAAATGGAATGAATATCGACCTTATGTTAAAGATATTCAAAAGAAAAGTGAAGGAAAGCGGTATTCTTGAAGAATATAAGATGAAGTCAGAGTACATCAAACCTTCTGAAAAAAAGAAAGATAAACGAAACGCCTCTCGGAAGAGACAAAGAAAGCTTGACCGAGAACAAGAATAACTAACTCGGTTAATATGATACGACTAAAAAACATACTACTTGAACAACCAGAAAAGAGTGACTCTGAAAACCCTGACAAAATGTTAGTTGTCAGTAAAAAGAGTGGTAAGTCGTACTATATTAACAAAGCAAATTTCGATCCGTCTCTACATACAAAACCAGAACCAAAAGAAAAGAAAACAGAAAAACCCGAAGAACCAAAGGGTGAAAAACCTGTTTCAAAATCATCTGATGGAGAACCTTCAAAAGAAAAGAAGGATGATTCTGGTAAGGAAAAATCAAAAGAAGAACCTAAGAAACTTTCTCCTTCTGAAAAGTTGGAAAAGAAGTTGGGTTCTTTTGTTTTTGTGGATGAAAAAGAAAAGGAAGAAATTGCAACCGATGCGAAAAGTCTTCGACCAGAATTAAAAGAAAAACTTCTGAAATTTGAGTTTACTTCGTTTTTCAGAGAGTATGATAATTTGTTAGATCAGTTATCATCACAAACTGATTCTGATGATAAAGAAGGTGCAAAACAAACTGTTGTTGCGATTAGAAAGACTGCAAAACGTATGCAGGGTATTGCGATTGCAAAGTTAGCTGCACTTTCTAATTTTACGAACGATGATAACGTCATAAAAGCTGCAAAGTATTACCATAATGATTCTTTGTCTATAAATTCGTTTTTACGAGAAGGTAATAAAATCTCTTGGTCAAAAGATGAATTAGAGAACGTAATCAAATCAACACCTGATGCAAAAACTTCAATCCCAACAAAGTATAAGATGTATAACATTTTATTGATGGATGAACATTTCAAATCACCGGGTGCCGTATTACAAAATGACACAGTTGTTTATCGTGGTATTCAAGATAAAGTTTTACAGAAGTTTGTAGAATCGGGCGAATGGATTGATAATGGATTTGTGTCTACATCACTAAACCCAATTATTGCCGAAGACTTCTATTCTAAGAATCTTCAAACCCGTGGAATGGCTCCAATATTTGAAATAAAACTAAAACGTGGTTCTAAAGTATTGACATTACCTTGTTCGGAAGATGAGTTTTGTATCGAGTCTGAGATAACATTACCACGAGGTTGCCGTTTTAAGATAGAAGGACATGATAAAGAAAAGAACATTTACAAAGTATCCGTAGAGATGCCAAATGCCTGAAAATAACAAAGAAGAAAAATCACCGAAAAGAGTTGATAGATTCATCTACTCAGAAGAAGATGTCAACCACATATTCAAATTGGGAAAAACTGGTGGTGTTTTCAATTCAGAAGAACAAAATGAGAATATTTTGTTAAAAAAACTCATCCCAACATCAAAAAAATCGAATAAATAATTCGTTGACCTATATTTATCTGTATAATACTCTATCCCATATAGAGTTCATTCACATTTATGTATGATTAGAGTTCCTAATAACCCTAAAATCAGTTGGAGATTTTTATGACAGATTTATTGAAAGAAGCAATCGCAGATGCAAAGGCAGTACGTGAAGTCGCACTTGCCAATGCTAAGCTTGCTCTCGAAGAAGCTTTCACTCCACGCTTACAGTCAATGCTCGCTTCAAAGCTTTCAGAAGAAGCAGAAGAAGATGAAGAAATGACAGAAGGTGAAGATGAAGAAGAGCACATGGAAGAAGGTGAAGACGAAATGGCTCATGATATGGAAGAAGGCGAAGGCATGGATTCAGAAGAAGAACTTCCTATGGAAGCTTACGATGAAGATTCTATGGAAGAAGCTGAAGATTCTATGGAAGAGCCAGGTGACGAAATCCATGAAGAAGATGAAGAAGCACCAGTCGAAGAAGGTGAAGATGAAGAAGAGATTGATGAAGACCTTATGGAAATCATCCGTCAACTCGAAGAAGAACTTGATTCATCGGAAATCGGAACAGGTGACAACAAACAACCTTCAAAGTCAGCTTCAGATGACCACACAGAACAGAAGAAAGAAAAGCTTGTTCAGTTGGTTAAAGAAGAAGACGAAGAAGAAGAAGTGAAGGAAGCAGAAGAAAAGGATGAAGACGAAGTTGACATCCAAGAAATTCTTCGTGCACTTCGTGAAGAAGAGGAAGAAGAAAAGGTTGAAGAAGGTGAAGAGGAAGAAGAAAAGGAAATGGCAGAATCTAAGCTCCGCGAAGCATATGCAGTTATCCAATTCCTCCGTGAAAAGCTTAACGAAGTCAATCTTCTTAACTCTAAGTTGCTCTTCTCAAACAAGCTCTTCCGTGCACATTCTCTCACAGAGTCACAGAAGATTACTGTTATCGAGAACTTTGATCGCGCAAAGACATTACGTGAAGTGAAACTCATTTATGCAACACTCGCGGAGTCGCTTAAGAACACAAAGGTTAAGCAACTTAAGGAGTCATTTGCAAGTAAGCCAGTCGCTAGCACACGTCCATCAAAGGCAATCCTCTCGGAAAGCACACAGATGGCAGATAGATTAAGAAAATTAGCAGGTTTAAAGTAACAAATTTTATTGGAGATAGATAGTATGAATATGCAATCATTACTTGGTTCTTCTAACAATATGCATAAGAAGCTTATTGAAGAAAACCGTGGTACAGTTAAGAAGTGGGAAAAGACAGGACTTCTTGACGGTATCAAAACAGACTACGAAAAGAACTCAATTGCAGTTCTTCTCGAAAATCAAGCAAAGCAACTCATTGAAGAGTCATCACGCACAGGTACACAAGCTGGTTCAGAAGAATGGGCTGGTGTTGCACTTCCACTTGTTCGCCGTATTTTCTCGGAAATCGCAGCAAAGGATTTCGTTTCAGTTCAACCGATGAACCTTCCTTCAGGTCTCGTGTTCTTCCTTGACTTCAAGTACGGAACAGCACAACCTGGATTCACATCATCTGCTGGTAAGGACTCACAAGCTGACTCTGTATTCGGTGTAACTGGTAAGGACGCTAAGAATGCAGACCCATCAGGCGGTCTTTATGGCGCAGGTCGTTTTGGTTACTCAATCAACGAAGCTGCAACAGCAGCTCAGACAATCACAGTATCAACAATCAACGATGGTAACGCAGCTACTGGTTCTGTTTCACACAGCACACCATCTGTTTACCAATTTGATACAGAATTCCAAAATGCTTACTCAGCTTCTCTTGCAGCTGGTAGTATCTTCACAGTTACAGTTTCATCTGCATCAATGACAAACCATGATCCAGAAGGAATCCGTGCATTTAAGATTTCTGGTTCAAAGATTCTTGATTACTTCCCACAGTACACAACAGCAAATGCAACAAACACACAAATCACATTCGTTGTTTCTGCATCAGCAGTTCCTGTAAACGCAGTTGTTACATATCAGAAGCAACCAACAGCAACAACTCGTGGTGACTTCGAAGATCCAGTAACAGGTGCAGATCTTGGTATTCCAGAAATCAATCTTGAGCTTCGCTCAGAGTCAATCGTTGCTAAGACACGCAAGTTGAAGGCAGTTTGGACTCCTGAATTCGCACAAGACTTGAACGCTTACCACTCAATCGACGCTGAAGCAGAATTGACATCAATGCTTTCTGAGTACATCTCACAAGAAATTGATCTCGAAATCCTTGATATGCTTATCAAGAACGCTCAGACAACAGAAAGATGGTCAGCACGTATCGGTCGTACATACGATGCAGCTACATCAACATTCACAGACTACTCAACAAACCAAGCAGCAGCATCTGCATTCAACCAACAGACATGGTTCCAAACACTTGGTACTAAGATCCAGAAGGTATCGAATGCAATCCACCAGAAGACACTTCGCGGTGGTGCTAACTTCCTCGTTTGTTCACCACAAGTTGCAACACTTCTCGAATCAATGCCTGGCTACGCAGTAGACGGTGAAGGTATGAAGTTCGCGATGGGTGTTCAAAAGGTTGGTCAATTGAATGGTCGCATCACAGTTTACAAGAACCCATACATGCTTGAAAACCAAATCCTTGTTGGTTTCCGCGGTAGCCAGTTCCTTGAAACAGGTGCGGTATATGCTCCTTACATCCCACTCGTGATGACACCGTTGGTCTATGATCCAACAAACTTCACACCACGTAAGGGTGTAATGACTCGCTACGCTAAGAAGATTGTCCGTCCAGAGTTCTACGGTCTTATCCAGATCGACTCTCTCGGTGACATATAATCTATCGAAAGATAGAGGTAAATTAGGAGAGGGGAGTGAGAAATCACTCCCTTTTTCTTTTGTATGGAAAACCGAAATTTTGTATATTTATAGGTATATGAAAAGTAATATATGAAACGGAGTTTTTATAAATGGCAAATGGATATTCAACAGGAACGACTACAACAAATACCGTTAGTTCTATGGGTGCTCAAGGTTTACCGATGTCAAGTGCTTTGCCAATTATTGTAAATGAAAGCACACCAAACCTTGCAGAGATACAATCATTTCCAGTTGTAGTTAGTGGTGGTGGGATTCATATACACCAAGATCCAGTTACTGGTCAACGATACAGAATGACTGATGAGTTTCATTCTAGAATACCGCAAATTCTTGCTGGAAATTCTAATGTAACCGGAAATATGATGGTTGGTGGTGGATTAACTGGTGGGCAAATGTCATCTGGTGTATTAGTTGTTGGGCAAAATTTATCCGTAAGTCAACTAAAAGATGCACCACCACAACCAACAGTCGAAATAAATGGAGTGGAATTTAAGCAGAATCCTGAAAAAACATCATTTAAAAGCGAAGACGGAAAGACTAATATCGTAGAAACATTTAATGTATTTCCTGAGAGTACCTCACGAGGTACAACTGATATAAATAGTTTACTTTATTCTCAACATTCTGTAAATACATCTGTAAATTATTTTAGCCGTAACGGATTTCCAATTCCAAGTAGATTTGTGATTCCTAATACAAAATTATCAACACTCAGTTCTATACAACCTACGAGACCTGTGACAAATGCATTTTCTGCATCTTCTAATTTTAAAAATCGTTATGTGCTTAGAATTGACAAAAAGTATGGAACACTCAGTTCTATACAACCTACGAGACCTGTGACAAATGCATTTTCTGCATCTTCTAATTTTAAAAATCGTTATGTG